TATAAGTTTGTGGTGGACTTCCAAGTATTTGGAAATTAATTCACATGTTTTTATCATTACCAGTTTAGTATAGAAAGTATTACCTCAGAGGTGCAAAAAGGATGACAGAAGCAGTTTCCGGCATGACCGGCTCTCTTTGGGTGTGCGCCACAGCAGAAGGCACATATGTGAAGCTTGGGGAACTATCAGATCTCCGGCTGAGGATCGATGGTAGAGAAATAGATACGTCGAATGTCGATGATGAGGGATGGGGCAGTTCTATCTCGGGCGCAAGATCGGCAGAGGTCACAGCGACTAATAACCTGATCCTGACCGACGCGGGCTATGCGATCATCATAGCAGCTATCATAGATGGCAGCACCATCTACGCCAAGATCCTGCAGAGCGGCACGCCGACAGTAAGTCCGAAGGGATGGTCGATGGCTTGTGGTGTGAACAGCGGGAACCTTGTCCTGGCGGGCACAGCCACCCAACAGAAGGCCGACTGGACTATCAAGAATCGCGGCGCTCTGGCTGCAATAAAATAGAGGAGGTCTAATGACTAGTGCGGTGAGCGGCTTTTCCGCCGCTCTATACAAGGACGATCCAACTAAAGCATCGGTGACCTTTACTGATCTAGCGATGGCTGATTCCGGCGACCACCTGACCTATCAGGCCGCTAAAGGTAGCCGCTACTGGGACGAGAACGAGACTCTTGTCATAGAATCGGATGGGTCCGAAGTGACCTCGGGATTCACCGTGAACTATCTCCGCGGCTCCGTGACGTTCGAAACTTCCATGAGCGGCCACACTATCACCGCGACCGGAAAGCGCCGGAGCGAAACCAACTTCGTGAAGATCCTGCTGGTCTACGACGGCAAGCTGAAGATCGATGGCCGGGAGATCGATACCACAAGCATCGACGACTCTGGCTGGGGCAATTCGATATCTGGCCGGAGATCATGGGAGATATCGGCAGGCGCCTTCTATTACACCGGAGAGGCCGATCTCCCTGATGTAGCCGACCGGCTCATCTGGAAGATATACAGTATCTACACTACCTCTAAAAGTTTCGTCGGCGAGGGCACGCTCCTATCACTGGATCGCATTGTGGCCAATCCAGACAAAGCCCAGGAACGGGCCATAACCATAAAAGGAAACGGGGAGATCTATCCCGAAACATGAATATGGGCTGGGCGATGATGTGGTTATGCGAAGGACTGCTGAGCCCTCCCTCCTAGGAAGGATTTGATATGTCAAACGAAGATGCAGGAAAGAGCTTTATCACGCTCGATATGGATGAGACGAGAGAACTAAGATGGAACTTCCGGGCCCTCCAGAAGTTCGAAAGCCGGGCCAAAGATATCCTGAAGAGGCACGAGATCTTCAAGCCGGGCATGGCTGTCCATGCTGGATACATTCTCAGCAACTTCCTCAAGATAGCTGACATTCTGGAAGCTGCTGTTGCCGCGGCCTGTGGTATTGACGGCCTCGGGAAGAAAGATGAGCCCAGCGAGGCGGCTATCGCCATCCAGGGCTATCTCGACAGAGGAGGCGACCTGGAGACTCTGGTGAGGGAAGTCTACCACTCGTATCTGGTTGTGAATGACCCTTCTTCGATTGCGGTCTGGCAAGAGAACATTGCCAGAGAGGAAGAGACTATCAGGATCAACAAGGAGAAGGCCGAGGCGAAACTAGAGGTAGCCAGGCTGGAGCTTGCGGACGATCTGAAGAAGATAGCGACATTCCAGAAACTTTCTGGCAGCGAGCCACAAGGATAGGGCTGGTTGAGCTGGGGCTCTCGACCGACATATTTCTCAGCCTCACGGCCAATGAGCTTAACGCTCTGGTCGAGCACAAGCGGAATGAGGACGCACGGCAGGAGAGGTTGGCAGCGTTCGCCGGTTATTCCGCTGCCACCGGGGTAGCCAAGTGGTTTAACGAGGGCCTGCCGCCGTTCCGGGAGTTCTATGTCGTTCCTGGAGCGCAGCCGAAGGACCGACAGCCCTCCCTAGACGACCACATCCAGATGATGAAGGACGTAGGCGAGGGCGGGCCGCCTTAGTCTACCAACCAGACCAGGCTAATTATAGTGCCTGATCCTATGCAGATATCGAAGGGATATTCCCGGTCGATGTCATGTACCTCGCTTGAATATATTCCACTCATGCGGGAACAGTTTAGGCAGATCAGGCCGTCTTTTATGTCGGTGATTATTCCCTCATAGCTGAAAGACATGCTGGTCATAACACCGCTCACGCGCACATAATCGCCTGGCACCGGGGATCTTGCTTGTGCGGCCCCCACCAAGAAGCCAACCACCAATAGGAATGCTATCACTTTTTTCATGATCGCCATTTTCGAACTCAAACTAAATAAATCTGAGGTTCAATGACTGAGGTAGGCCGAGCAACCGTAATCATAGATGCTGACGACTCCAGGCTCCAGGCCGGGCTCGCCAAAGCAAAACAAGATGCATCCGCAGGCGTAGCCGGGATCGAGCAGAACCTACGCGGCCAGCTCTCAGGCGGCATATCCGGGGCTCTTTCAGGCAAGAACTGGAAGCAAGCCGGGATGACCATAGGAGCCGATCTGGTTCAGGGAGTCACCGCGCCTCTGGGGGCTCTCGGGAACATCGCGGGCAGCACTGCTCTGGCTATGGGGCCGGTCGGTATCGCTGCAGTGGCCGGAGTAGCCGCAGCTGGAGCCCTGGGCGTGGCCTCGTCCCGTGCCGCGATGGAATGGGAAGCTGGCATGGCCCAGATCAGCAAGACCACCGGGATCGAGAAGGGCACGGAGGCATTCAACGAGCTGGACGCGAGCCTCACAAACCTCTATTCCCGGATGCCGACAACAGTTGCCGAGATCCAGAGCGTTGCCGCGGCAGCCGGTTCTCTGGGCATCGAGAAAGCTTCGATTGCCGGGTTCACTGAGGTAGCCCTCCAGATGGGCTCTGCCTTCGATATGCCCGCTGAAGAGGCAGCCACCGCCATAGGCAAGATCAAAGGCCAGCTCAAGAGCCTGCCGGAAGGAGTTCAAGATTCTTCAGAGTTCGCGAGGCAGTTCGGTTCTGCGGTGGACTATGTGGGCAACAATTTCAATGCCACAGAGAAGGACGTCCTCGACTTCTCGACCAGAGTCGCGGGCTCAATGTCCTCCCTCGGTGCCGGTGCCTACGAAGTGGCTGGCTGGGGCGGGATGCTCAGCTCCGTGTTCCCGTCAGCAGAGCGAGCTGCAGGAAGCTTCGA